CGTAGAGATAGCATGATAAAATTTGAAACGTTACGTTGGAAGAATTTTCTTTCGACGGGTGACTATTATAATGAAATAAACTTCTTGGACAGATCCACTAACCTTATCGTTGGTGAGAACGGCGCTGGTAAGTCTACAATGTTGGACGCACTATCGTTTGCATTGTTTGGCAAAGCGCACCGTAAGATCACTAAGAACCAACTAGTGAACACTATCAATAATAAAGGGTGTATCACTGAAGTAACCTTTACTGTTAACGGCATACAGTATCGCGTAGTGCGGGGCATCAAACCCGCTAAGTTTGAAATCTGGAAAGATGGCACTATGGTCAACCAGAGTTCACACGCACGAGAATATCAAGAGATTCTTGAGAAGAACGTCTTACAGATGTCTCACAAGAGTTTTCACCAAATTGTTGTTCTCGGCTCGTCGTCTTTTGTTCCGTTCATGCAACTCAACTCAACCTCTCGGCGTGACGTAATCGAAGACCTTCTTGATATTAACATATTTTCTAAAATGAATGTGATACTCAAGGAGAAGACCTCTCTCCTCAAAGGCGAGCTAGAGAACAACAACCATTCTATTGAGATGGTAAAGACTAGAATAAACTCACAAAAGAAGTATATTCGTGATCTAACTGCTATCAATACGCAACAACGAAAAGACAAAGAACGAGAGATAGAAGAACTGCAAAGTGAAATTGCAGATATTAATAAATCGAACGTTGATCTATCAGAAAGCGTCAATAATTTGTTGCCTAATATCACTAATAGTTTAAGCAATATTCGTGCAAATAAGAGTAAGTTGGATGAATATTATGCTCAGTTCAAGTCACAGGTGAAGTCTGTAGTCAAAGAGGCAAAGTTCTTTGACGATAATGAACACTGTCCTACTTGCGACCAAGACATCGGGGATGAACTTCGAAAAAGTAAGAAAGATGCTGCGACTGATAAAGCGAAAGAACTAAAGTCTGCTATGGTACAAGCAGAACAAAAACAACAAGAGTACCAGACAGAGATTGATTCTTTAGAAGATCAAATGTCAAACTGTCTTGCCGACCAAAATACGCTGAATAATAACAATCAGACTATTAATCGTCTGCAAAGATCAATTGCAAAACTTCAGCAAGATCTGCAAGTTATGACCGACAGTGATGGTGATATGGGTCAGGCGAACTCAGATCTAACAGAACTAGATTCTGAGCTGCATGGTCTGACAGATCATAAATTCATTTTAAATGAGAAGTCTTCTTACAATAGAATCGCCAGTGAGTTACTGCGCGACACTGGCATCAAGACTAAAATCATTCGACAGTATGTGCCAGTCATTAATGAGTTGACTAACAAATACTTACAAGTGTTGGACTTTTTTGTTCACTTTGAACTAGACGACAGTTTTAGTGAGACCATTCGGTCACGATACCGCGACACGTTCTCGTACGACTCTTTCTCAGAAGGTGAAAAGCAGCGTATTGACCTATCATTATTATTTACTTGGCGACAGATTGCCAAGATGAAAAATTCTGTATCGACTAATCTGTTGATACTGGATGAGACGTTCGACTCTTCGTTGGACGGTGAGGGTGTTGATAATCTTATGAAGATCATCGATACATTAAAAGAAGACACTAATGTGTTTGTGATCTCACACAAGACTGAGCTTGAAGACGCACACTTCGAACGTAAGTTGGCGTTTGTCAAAGATAAAAACTTTAGTCGAATGCGAGATATTACTTGACAGACGTGATCAAATATTATATAATGTGCAACATATCAAATGAGGAATCAATCAATGGAACTATCTAGTCGCACGGTCGAGATCTTGCGTAACTTCTCGACTATCAACCCAAACATTGTAGTCAATGGCGGTAATGTCCTGAAGACTATGGCAATTGCAAAGAACATCGTGTCTCGTGCAGAAGTAGAAGAAAACTTTCCAAGCACTTTCGGCATTTATGATCTTTCTGAATTCTTGTCTGTGTTATCGTTGGTCGATAATCCTCGGATCGAATTCGATCAAGAGTATTGCACAGTCTCAGATGGTAGTGGACTATCATCGGTCAAGTATTTTTACTCTGACCCAGAGATGTTGTCTGCTCCTAAGAAAGATATTGTCATGCCTGAGTGTGAAGTTCAATTCGTTTTGACTAACGAAACTCTGGCAAAGATCAAGAAAGCATCTGCTGCTCTTGGTTATGACACTATTTCTATTCGTCCTTCTGGAAATGGGAGTATAGAAATTCGAGTTATTGATGTTGATAATCCTACATCTAACTCGTTCTCAGTTTTGGTCGAGGGTAACTTCCCTGCAGACACAGACTTCAACTTTATCATGGGTGTTGCTAACATGAAACTTCTAGGTGAAGATTATAATGTATCGGCATCAACTAAGTTGATCTCTCATTTCCGATCACTTACTTCAGATACGCAATACTTTATTGCACTAGAAAAATCTTCAACATACGGAGCATAAAATGTCAGAACCTATGTCACAAGAACAAGCATCTTTCAATGACTTGTCAAATCGAGTAGCACGATCTTGTGTTGCTGTCGTCGATACTGTAGTAACTCGCGGTGGTTTTAAAGGCGAAGAACTAACGACTATCGGTCAGCTACGAGACCAAGCAATTCAAGTTGTTGCTTTATACGAGCAACTTGCTAAAGCACATGCAGAATCTTCTGCTGAGTCAGAAGAATCTGATTCTTAATATAAAGTTTTCGACCCCTTGGGTTCTTTTTAAGATACGACTGGTTAACTACATTATGATTTTGTTATGCCCAGGGGGTCGACTTTTATATGAAACTGTATGATCCTTTAATTGCAAAAGAGACTTCGGTCCATGTTGCGCTTGGAACAGTTATCAACTACCCCCTTAATATCTTCTACACATGGTTAGCAGTTGTTAAATGGGGTATTACAGACCCGTTAGTTTTGTCTACTATTTTAACAGTAGGCATTTCATTTGTAGCGTTCACACGTATATACATAGTACGTAGTCTCACAGAAAAGCGTAAAGCTAAGAGACAAGAATATATCGATAATTTGCCGCTATAGCTCAGCTGGTAGAGCAACTGACTTGTAATCAGTAGGTCCCGTGTTCGATTCATGGTGGCGGCACCACTTTCGGAGAAATCGTGAACATTTCTACAAAAATTTCAGATTGGTTCGCTAAGTCTATGACTTCTTTCTTTAGATTATTTGCGGACACATTTTTTCGTCAACGATACGGCCATCGTGCCCTTGTTCTAGAAACCGTCGCAGGTGTTCCTGGAATGATAGGCGGTATGTTGACCCACCTAAAAAGTTTGCGTAAACTGCAACGTGGTAATGGGCACAAGATTCACGAACTTCTCGCAGAAGCAGAGAACGAACGCAAACATCTTATGTTCTTTATGGAAGTCGTACATCCGTCTTTGTTAGAACGTATAATAATCATCATCGCACAATTTATCTTCTGGCATTACTATCTTGTATTATACATGTTGTTTCCTAAAACTGCACATCGTATGGTTGGATATTTTGAAGACGAAGCGGTGCGCAGTTACACCAACTATTTGAAGTTGATTGAAATTGGTCACATAGAAGATGTGCCTGCCCCAGATATTGCGATTGAATATTACGGTCTGTTACCTGATGCAAAATTATCTGACATGATCAAATATGTCCGACAGGACGAAATGCATCACGCCAAGGTGAATCATCAGTATGCGGAAGAAAAATGATCAGACTATCGTCTGAGCGTTTCGTATTAGATAAATATTATTACCGAGGGTGTTTACACGTAAGATCTATTAGTGTATAATACCTGATTGATTACTACTTATATTATGAGGTTTGAATGAGCAATGAATTTTTATGGGTTGAGAAATATCGTCCACGCAAAGTCTCGGAGACGATTTTACAGAAAGAACTAAAGACTACTTTTCAAAACATCGTGGATGGCGAAGAGATTCCCAACATGATGTTTGCAGGTACCGCTGGTACTGGTAAGACCACAGTCGCACGAGCAATCTGTGACGAACTAGATCTCGATTATATCGTAATCAATGGATCAGAAGAAGGCAACATTGACACACTACGTGGAAAGATCAAGCAGTTCGCCTCTTCTGTTTCGTTGTCTGGTGGTTACAAAGTAGTTATTCTAGACGAAGCGGATTATCTTAACCCACAGTCAACGCAACCTGCGTTGCGTGGATTCATCGAAGAGTTCTCAAATAACTGTCGGTTCATTATGACCTGCAACTTTGAGAACAGAATCATTGAACCACTGCATTCTCGTTGTACTAAGATTGCGTTTAACACGACCAAGAAAGGTTTACAGTCTTTATCGGCGGACTTTATGTCTCGTGCGATGGACATTCTTCGAGACGAAGGTGTCGAATATCACAAAGATGTGTTAGCGCAAGTCATCATGAAACACGCACCAGACTGGCGCCGTGTACTCAATGAGTTGCAGAAGGGGTCGATTTCGGGAACGCTTAACGTCGCACCTACGCAAGGTCAAGACGTATCTGACCCATATACCCAGTTGTTTACATCTATACGGGATAAAAACTTTAAGAAAATGCGATCGTGGGTCGTCAATAATATTGACGTTGAACCCGCATCAATTTTTCGCGGAATCTATGATCGTATGTATGATCATGTTTCTCCTAATAGTATACCGCAACTTGTTCTTATTCTTGCTGATTATCAGTACAAGAATGCCTTCGTTGCGGATCATGAGTTGAACCTTGTCGCTTGCCTCACTGAAGTCATGGCAAACGTAGAGGTCAAATCGTGAATCCATTTGAATTTGTAACTAGTATTAATGCAACTAAAATAAATTTAATGGATAAAGATGCGGATAATGAGAATAAATATAACTCATTTCTTGTGAATAGATCACTGTCATATTTCCCAGATACGGTAATTATGTCTAACGAAATGAACCGTTTGCATCATATAGATAACAAGATGCAGTACGACTTTCTTATAAATATTGTACGTAAGAAAAAACGATTCTCTAAATGGGATAAACCTGAAGAACGTACCGACATAGAATGCGTGAAAAAGTATTTCGGTTATAGTGAAAGTAAAGCAAAACAGGTGGTAGGTCTTTTGTCAGAATCACAAATAACAACAATTAAAAGTAAGGTATCCAGAGGTGGAAGAGAATAATCTAGTTCAATGGAACGCTGACATGATGCTAGAGATCACGTTGGCAGAACCAGATGACTTTTTAAAAGTCAGAGAAACACTAACAAGAATAGGTGTTGCTTCTCGTAGAGACAATACCCTATTTCAATCATGCCATATCTTGCACAAACAGGGTCGGTATTTTATTGTCCATTTTAAAGAGCTGTTTCTTTTGGATGGTAAAAAATCTAACCTAGAAGTTTCAGATATGGAACGTCGTAATACAATCGCAACACTATTGCAAGATTGGGGCCTAGTCGCAATAGTCAATAAAGATGTCGCACGTGAATGTGCTCCTATGCGACAGATTAAAATTATTTCATACAAAGATAAGG